GAACATTACCATTACCATCATCATCAAAAAACATCTCATTTGTGGCATCACTGCTAACCTTAAATCCTGTAGAGGTTAAAATACCACCAGCTCCAGAATTGTGTCCACTGTGAGGATTGTATAACGCATTGTTAAAATATATGTTGAATGAAGAGGATGATCCTAAAGATGGAGTAATCGACTTGGCCAAAAGAACATTTGTAATATTGTTCAAGATAGATGTATCAGTATCATCGATAAGACCAGTGACATGAGAATGGCGGAAAACCTTACCAAAGCTTTGAAGATCAGAACTGTTATAGTTTTTCAGTGTTGTGGTAACATCAGCGATAAGAGTATTTTTTTCCTTAATAGTTCTACTTGAGTCAAACTTGAAGTTGACATTCAAAAATAGTTTGACAATATCAGGATCAACAATAACAGGAGTTATCGAAGCCACATTATATTTTTGAAAGTCTTTAACCAACTGTGTTTTTTGAGCAGATGTAAGATTATTGCCTGTGGTAGACTTGATAGAGATGTATACACGGCCATAAGATGCTGTGCTTGTTACACCTAGAGTTGGATCAAAGGAACCGCTCTCTCCACCAAACACTTGAACTGCCTGTGTTTGTGGAAACAGTTTCTTTGCATAGATTTTGTAATCCTCAGCCGTTACACACCTTCCTTGAGCTGCGTAGTCAAGAGGAGCATTTAGTTTTATTGATTGAAGCGTCTCGGCCTCTGTCCCACCTGTTGCGCTATTAACAGTTGCAACTGTAACATTAGTTACACCATCAATAGCACCAGAAGCGGTAAAGTTAGTCCCACCATTAGCCAAAGCTTTGTTTGTTACCACATACTTTAAAAACACTATGTTTCCATCAGTGACAGCCTGACTTACTACACCATCACCAAAGTAAACTTGAAACTTTCCTGCCTCTATCTCTTGTAAAAAATAAACCGTGCTTGCACCTGTCAGTTGAGATATGTCTGTGGCCTTAGTATACGTGGTTGTCGTAGAATCTGTGGCCGAATTTTGTACTGAAACTGTTAAAGTTGTTGTGTCCGCTCTATCGGACGGTATGATAAATCTTTGGTTAACATCAGACGTATCCACCGTATATCTTGTTGTGGTATATGTGCCTTCGTATATGTCAATATTTGTAAAAGGAACTTCTAGTCCTGTGCTGGTGGCTTGATTTGAGGAAATTGTTACAAACTCGTAGTCTTCATTATTAACCTTCGTTGTAAACTTTGTTCCAGCGGCCATAGTTGCTGAGAGTTTTGATGAATCGTTAAGAGTTATGTTTATAGTTGCCTTTGGAGCTCTACAAGAGTCCACCTCGTATCCTAACATCTTAGCGTGAGAAACAATACTGGATCGCAAAGCTGCGGAGTCCAGAAACATCTCGTTGGCCACCATGTTAGCATTGTACGCAAGATAGTGTGTGTTGTAAGCCAGAGTGTCAAGAAGAATATTCAAACCCGAACCTTCAAAATCATAATCCTTAAATTGGGTTTGGTCTTTGAGGAATGTCTTTAGGTTTTCTTTAATACCATCAAAGTCTAGTTCTGTTACTTGAAGTTTTTGACTGTTTGCCATTATCGTAATCTCTCTAGTATAACTGTTAAGTCTACCAATTCAGTTGGTACGTTTACCACATAAAATTCAATAGCGATATTGTATGCATTACGATCTAGGTCAGGATTTGCTCTTACACCCTGTAGTCTGGCCCGTGGCTCAAAATTTTCGATAACGTCCTCCACCTTCTTTGCAAGGATGGTGGCTGTCAGTGGTGTCATCGGTTCAAAGAGTTGATCTCTGATACCAGAGTATATCTCAGGACGAAAGGGTTTCTCATACTGATTCATTAATACCAAATTACGGACAGACCTTTTGACAGCTTGAACGTCTGAAAGAATATTGATATCTTTATTTTTGTTATTTAGGCCAAAGAACAAATCAAGGTCAGCATATCGTCTAACGCTCCTTTTATTATTTGTGGCCTCAGCATCTTTAAATCCAGCTGGATTTCGCCAAGCGCCAGTCTGATCTGTATTTGGCATAGATATACTCCTTACATAGTATTTATACTAACCATCAGAATACTTCATCATATAAGGCGTAGCTTTCTTCCATACTTCTCTAGCGTCAACACGAATAAATCGTTCTCTCGTTGCTGACTTGTCTGGATTAGGAACTGTAATCATAACTCTTTTTCCCTTGTTAAACGCTTCCTGTTTCCAACGTAGTTTAGTTAGGGGGTGAACGTCTTTTTTTGCGGCCTTACAGACCCATTTTGATACGTTACTTCCAATACCTTTTGAAGTTTGACTTGCACGTTGTTTTTTCTTTCCCATAATATAATCTCCTATATGAGTATTTGATCTTCTGGTGCAGACCTTGCTCGGGCTGCAGCTGCACTTAGTTCTGCAGCTAACATTTCTGCTTTTGTCGCAAATTGTTTTGCCGCTGTCTCCAAAGAAGACTTCAATGAAGTTATCTCTGAAGATAGGGTGTCTCTTGAATATGAGTCTCCGTATATCGCACCGTCTTCATCTACTGAAACATCATCACTAAAACTTTGCGCTAGTTCTTCCAACGCTGGAGCCGTAGCCTGCAAAGTGTTTTTAGCTTTCTCTATTGCCTCTGATGCACCATTAGGAAGTTCTAGATTTGGTAAAGAACCACATACATCTCCACCAGCGGTAACAGCATCTAAAGCAGAATTTATTGCGCCTGTAATATCTGGTAATGCTTCTCCAAACTGTGTGGTGAGTTGTGCTAGCTTGTTTATATAGGCTGTGCTACCAGTTGATAAAGTTGCAAGACTAGCAACCTCAGCCTGAAAGTTTACGCCAGGTAGAGTTGGTAGTGAAGGAACCATGGCCCTCAAGTCTGTCTCTAATTGAGTCAGTGATGCATTGAGTGTAGATGCCAATGTAGATGCATCTACATCTAATCCACTAAGGATTTCAGCTTTGATTGTATCAAACTGACTCATAAGTTTATTAAAGTCGGGGTTTGCACCACAAAGATTGGGGGCTGCGAAATCTACCATTTTTCTCTCCTATGGCCCACAGAATACATTAGGACTACCAGCTGCTACAGAAGTACAAGCAGTTATTCCATCACCTATTCTGCCTGCACCTTTACTATTTACAAACACTGTAGTAGACCCTGTAGTTATTGGGGCTGCGTGAGTTGGACATGGGGTGCCAGGCAAAAGGTGTGATGTATTATTATCTCCCTGTCTACTCCATGCGATACCATTAACAAAAACATTTGGTGAACCTTCTGCTCGAGTCATACCCGAACAATGGGCCACATCTGCATCTCCTATTCTAGTTGCTGCGGGCACGTTCTTTCTCCAATAGTTGTTGTAACCTAGTATTCCATATTTCCATTTCCGCATGTTCATCTTCTGTATGAGGATCAGGTGGAACATCAGGTATAAATTTAATAACATGTTCAAATTCTTCTGGTATGTTTTCCCAACTGTCGTATGTAACTAATTCTCCATTAACTATAAACTGAAATTCTGCCATGTTACACCTATGGGTTCAATTGTATCTCACTACCTCTAATTGTAGTGATACCTGTTGATGTGTGTGTCCAAGTTGTACCAACTGTGCCAGTCCAAGACGAAGCCACAGTTGTTGTTAGTGTACTTTCCGATTTCAATGTCATAGCAGCAGCGGACTTCATATTAAGTGTAGAACCAGACTTGACTGACACGATGCCAGATACAGTGGTAAAGGCCATATTTGTCTTTGCACTTACCTTCACATCTGCGAGTGAAGTAACGGTGTAGTTACCTACGATAGAACCATCGAAGTATCCGTTGATTGTGCGGCTCTCGTTCTTCTCTATCAGTGTGTCAAAGTCTTCACCCACATAGCCTTTGACATTGTTCTTGATGTTGTATGAATAGTTGCCTCGTATCTCTTCTTCACGGTTTCCGCCAGACTTGCCTGTGCCAACCTTAATCTGTTGGTTCTTATGTATTCGTTGAATGTGACTACCTTCGATCTCCTGTATATAGTCACCCTTCACCAACTCTCTTTTGGTTCCTTCTATCGTGAGGTTTACATCGCCCGTGATTAGGACGTTGGAACTGCCTGCGATAATTTCGTAGTTGTCGCCCACCACCTTGACAACCTTAGTGCCGTCAGGGTGTATCTCCTCAAAGGTTCCAGATTTGTGTTCACGATGTAGTCTT